CAGCTCCGCCCGGAAGCAGAGGTAGCCGTAGATCGCCCCGCGCTTGGCGGCGCCGGTGCCCTCGATGACCGGGGCGTCGTCCTTGTCACGGAGCGCGAAGACCGCGATGCGGAACTTCGAGAGCTCGGTGATGTTGCCGACGTCGACCCCGACCTGGGCGCCCTTGCCCGTCGCCGCGGCGATCGCCACGTCGGCGGAGCCCTCCTCCCAGACGCGCACGATCTCCGGGCGGACCTCGGCGCTCTGGATCGTCAGCTGGCGCTCGGTGCCGGTCACCCGGGCGCGGATCTGCCCGCCCGACTGCTCGGTCTCGTAGCCCTCCTTGCTGATGTCGCGGCTGACCGAGACGCCCTCGAGCGTGTGGCCGCCGTCGACCCAGTCGGTCTCGGCGTCGTAGGGATCGACCATCCCGACCACGTCGCCGATCTGCGCGGGCGCGGTCGTCGCGTAGGGCGTGTACAGCCACCTCGCGGGGCCGTCGATCAGGTTGGCATCCTCGCGCGGGTAGAACGCGTCAGCCATTGTCTGTCTCCTTGTTCTCGGTGGCGGTGAACTTGTGGCCCTCGAGCGCGCGCAGCCGCTTCAGCTGCCCGGACCCGATGCCACGGACTGGCTCACCCCCACGGATGAGCCTCTTGGTGTCGACCTCGACCGACCCCGAGGGGCCCTCGTCGTAGGTGACGGTGAACGTCTTGGCCTTGGCCATCTAGACCTCCTCGGCGAGCGCCAGCGTCATCGTCGCTTGGCGCCCTTCGGTGTTGTCGTCGAATCGGACGAAGGGCGGCTTGAAGCTCCAGGCGTGCCGCTTGGAGGCGCGGTTGACTCGGCCACCGAGCGTGTCGTCTGAGCGCAGCGCCTCGGAGAGGTCGTCGGCTGCGTCTCCGAGCCAGCGGGAGGCCTCGCGCGCCGGCTCGGGCGCGGTGACGAGGATCAGGTCGAAGGTCAGGGTGCGGAAGTCGGCCTGCTCCAGGCGCGCCTCACGGGGGAAGAAGCGGGGGTCGATGCCGATCTCGACGGAGGCGACCTCGGCGGAGCAGTCGGGCAGCGGCTGGGTCTTCTCCGCGGCGGCGTAGTCGTAGGAGCCCTGGAGGTCGGCGACCGTGGCGACCGCCCACTCCTCGATCGCCGTCGCAGCGTCGTTGATCCTCACAGCAGCGCCTCGATCCTGCGGCCGAGCCGCGTCTCCGTCGCCTGCAGCGCCGCGTGAACGGCCGGCAGCGCGTCATCGCGCCAGTCCGTTGCCGGGTGGAAGCCCGCGACCGATGCACGCGGCCCCCAGGGCGTCCTCAGCGCCTTCGCGCGCTTGGGGTAGATGCGGGCGACGCGATGGCCGAAGCGGGTGACGCCGACGTAGTCGTAGCCCGTCTCGGGGTTGCGCGCGTGGACGGTGACCGCAACCCGCAGCCCCGCGCCCTCGGCGGTGATGTTGCGCGCCATCCGGCCTGAGCGCCGCAGGGCGTGGGCGGCGAAGATCAGCTCGGCGTCGTCGCCGAGGCCCTGGATCGCATCGGCGGCCTCGCCGGGCAGCCTCTCGGCGGCGCCCTCCATGCGGCGGGCGAGGCTCTCGGCGGCGGTCAGGTCGGTGCGGATCTCGACGCTAGCCACGGGTGAGCTCCAGTTGGATCCGCGGCGTCTCGTAGTCGATCGAGGCGCGGCCGATCTTCAGCGTCTCGGTGCCGGCGAGAAGCTGGCGGTTGGGCTCGAGCGCCTGCTCGTACTCGACCGGGACCTCGCCGAGATAGTCGGCGTAGGTGCCGCGATCGGTGTCGCGCTCGGTCGGCTGCCAGGCGGCGAAGGGGACGTCGGGGATCGGCGAGCCGCCGCCGAGCAGCTGCAAGGTGCCGATGCGCGGATAGAGCTCGGCGAGCGGCAGCACCTCGGCCGAGGAACCGAGCAGGGAGAGCCCGGAGCGCACGGGTGCGGGCTCGCCGACGAGCTCCCACTCCTGGTCCGCCCAGAGCTCCACGCGAGAGCCGATGTGGAGGATCGGCCCGTCGCGCCAGGTGAGCGTCCCGGGCCTGCGGTCGCGCGGGGATCCGCCGGCGGGCTTCGGGCTCGGCTTGTGCAGGTGGCAGGCGAAGAAGGCGCCCGGCGTCGTGTCGGCGCTGACGGCCAGGTCCTCGCCGACGGCGAGCAGGCGGGTGCGGCGAGCGCGGGCGTTGAGGGGGATCACGCCACCACCGCCCCGCGCTGCTCGAGCAGGCGGCTGACGCCCTCGACGGCCGGCAGGATGCCGTGCTCGCAGTTCGGGTTCCACGGAGGGAGCGACGGCAGCTTCTCGTAGCCGGGGGTCTTGCCGGTCAGGCTGAGCACCTTCCCCGGGAGGCGGACGCAGGGGTGATTCGGGTCGCCGGGGTGGTGGTTGCAGTTCTTGTGGCCGATGATCTCGACGAGGTCGAAGTCACGCGCCAGCATCTGAGCGGCGACCCCCTGATTCCTCGCCTCGGCGGTGACCGTGCGGACGACCATCCGCGCGTAGGCGTCGAGCTTCCAGTGGCGGCCGGCGCGATCGCGGAAGGTGACCATGCCCTCGCGCTCCAGGCGCTCGCGCAGCTGCTCGGCGGCACGGGAGACGGGCAGCTCGTCGGCGATCTGGCCGAGCGCCTGGCGCAGCCCCTCGCGGCGGAAGACGTCGTCGGCTCGGCGGCCGATCTGGGTGGCGGCGTCGGTCAGCGAGCCGGTCAGGTTCTCGACGAGCACGGCGATCGCCTGCTCGTTGATCCGCGAGAGCTTGCGGCGCTCGGGGAGGTCGCCGATCCGCTTCTCGGCGCGGCCGTTGCCGTCCTCGAAGGCGTCGGCGATCGTCAGCTCGACGAGGCGCGGCACGCGGTCGTTGAAGTCTCCGATCTCGCGCCGCAGGACGGCGCGGGCGGCGGTGCGGTCGCGGCGTCGGGCGAGGCTGCCGTTGAGCGCCTCGCGGATCGCCAGCGCCAGGCGAGCGGCGAAGGCGGCAACGAGGGCCAGCAGCAGCTCGGAGGCGTGCGAGTCGGCCATCCTCAGCCCTTCTGGGCGTGGGCCGCTGCCTTCATCGACTCCCAGAGCGCCACCGCGGCGCAGCACTCGGCGACCGAGGAGGGCTTGACCGACTGCGGGCCCTTCCACTGCTTGACGTCTCCTGTCGAGCAGATGTACTTCGCCCAGTTGATCGCCGAGGCGATCGCCATCCCGACCGGCATCCCGCGCTCGCGGTGCATGTGGACGGCGGCGCGGTAGATGATCGAGCGGTTCCAGGCGGCGCGCATCGGCGCCGGCAGGCGCTCGATCCAGTTCTGGGTGCCGGGGACCTTCTCGAGCGCGCCCATCAGTTCACCCTCGGGAGCGCATCCCCGCGGCCGCTGGCACCCGATGCGGTCGTGGTCAGTCGGCGCAGGCCGGTGGCGTTGAGTAGCGCCTCCACGCGGGCGCCGAAGCGGGAGCCCCGCGGGCCTGAGAGCGTGACCTCCCCCGTCGTCGTGTCGTACAGCGGGTCGCTGAGTAGCGAGGGGTTCTCCGAGATTCGCCTGGCGAGCGCCGCGGTGGCGGAAGTGAGCTTGCCGATCCGCCAGTCGTTCTCGTCGAAGTCCGAGAGCCGCACCTTGCGGCCGGTGTCGGTGTCGATCGGCCGCGCTCCGAGCGCGTCGTCGATCAGATCCTCCGCCTGCTCGAGCAGGCGGTTGGCCTCGGCGTCGGACATCTGCTCGTCGGTGAGAGCCGGGACGTATTCGCCTCGAAGGTCGGCGGCGGTCGCGTAGGTGGGCATCAGGCCGGCACCTCCAGGGCTTCAAGCATGTTGGCGGCGCACTTCTCCGCGTAGGTCGGCCAGAGTCGCGTACCGGCGCGCTCGCCGAGCTTCTCCTCGCCGTTGAAGAGCTCGAGCGGCATGTTGCTCAAGGCTTCGCCGACGAGCTGGCCCTTGCGGCCGTGACGTGCAAGCGCCTTGCCGCGCCGCGGAGTCGCGGTCAGCTTCACCCGGGTCGTGAACGTTCCGTAGCCGGGCTCCTCGATCGGGACGGGCAGCCGCTCGGCGTCGACGCGCAGGCCGAAGCCCATGCGCATCAGGCGCTCGATCGAGGGTCCGTCGGAGTGGCTGAGGAACATGAGTAGAGGCGGGGCGACCCCGAGCCGAAGCCAGGGGCCGCCCCTTCGCCCTAGTCCCTGCTGATCTCGACCTTGATGACGTAGCCGCCGTGGGCGAGCCCGGAGGCCGCCACGGTCTCGTCGGCCACGAGCACGTCGCCGGCGGCGACCTCGAGGTTCGCTGCCGTGCCCGACAGCGGGATCGACTTCTCGTCGTTCTTGACGAGGTCGTCGGTCGTCGGCGTGTCGAGCGCGCGGCTCGCCACGACCGTCGAGCCGGAACCCGCGGCGCCCGAGTTGAGCACGCGAATCGTCCGGTAGTTGGTCGCGTTGGCGGTGACGTTCGCCTCGGGGATCACCGTGACCGCGGTGATCGTGCCGTCGAACGGGACCTCGTCGATGACGGTGTCCTGGGCGGTGCCGGCGGTGCCCTGCGCGGGGACCTGGGCCTCGATCTCCTTGACGAGAGGTGCCTTCTCGGACATCGTCTACGCCTCCTTCGGCTCGTTGCCCGGCGAGTCAGGGCCGGACTGGAGGCTGTACGCCTCGTTGGGGTGGTCGTCGGACGTGGAGCCCTCGTAGCCCCGCTCGCGAGCCGCATCGCGCTCGCTCTGGACCTCGTCGGCGCCCGGGGCCTCCGGGGCCGAGCTTGACTTGCTCTGCTTCTTCGCAGCCATCGTTCTTCTCCTTGTTCGAGAGGTTGAGCAGCCGGTCCGGGGGTGAGGGAGAAGCTGGCTCCCTCACCCCCGGAGGAACGGCTACGGCTTGGCGACGTAGCCGACCGGGTACCGGGCGGCCGGCGCCTCGCCATCGACGTCGGGACGCTCGCGTGTGGTCGGGTTCGCGACCTGCCACGCCATCCGGAACGTCACGCGCAGGGCGGTCATGTCCTGCTGCATGAGGTTGTAGATGATCGCGCCGGTGTTGTCCTGGATCACGCCCTCCTTGAAGAGCTCGAACGTGATGTCACGACGGACGCCGAGGATGAACTGGTCCCAGTCGCCGGCGAACAGCTCCGCGGAGCCGGAGGCCGACGGCCAGAGGCCGCGCATCGCGTAGACGACGGGCTCGCCCTCGAGCGTCTGGGTGTTGACGTCGAGCAGCTTCTGCCCGTCCGTGGCCCGAGCGCCGCGCAGGTACTTGCGGTACCGGCGGTCGGTCACGAACCCGTTGACGTCGAACCCGTCGTCCTCGACGGTGCCCATCACCTGGTTGATGTCCTCGGCGATGCCGCCCTCTCCCGGGTCGGCGGTGCCGCGGGTGACCGTGTTCCCCGCGGCAAGCGCGGACGCAGCGATGCCATCGGGGAAGTTCAGGCCCCCGGAGGCGTCGTCGAAGAACACCGTCGCATCGACCTGGCGCCCGACGGCCTCCGAGATCAGGGGCTTGGCCCGACCCCAGATGTCGAACTCCATGTCCTCGGCGACCGCGTCGGGGATCGGCAGGATCGCCGCCAGCTCCTCGACGTTGAGGTACTTGTTCTTCCAGGCCAGCTCGGTCGTCTGCTTGAGCCCGGTGTCGCCGTTGACCCAGTAGACGATCGGCAGGGCCGACAGCACGGGGACGCGCTGCTGGCTCGAGGCCAGATCGACGCGCTGGAAGAGCCCGAAGACCGCCGAGGACTCCTCGGCCTGCTTCGTGATCTCCTGCCCGACGTCCTCGGGGATCGACGCCGAGACGTCGGCGCGGCTTGTGACGTTGTCGTAGGCCATGAGTGGCTTCCTCCTGTATTCGGTTCAGGCAGCCACTCGCGGCTGCCTCGCTACCGACCTCTCCCGCCGGAGCGGATGAAGTCGTTCATGTCGGACCCGGTCGAGCCGGACCCGGGAGTGATCTGTCCCCCAGAGGGGCTCTCCGGCTCGAAGAAGCGAGGCTTCTCCTTCTTCAGCCGCTTGACCGCCTTCTCGGCGGCCGCCTTGTCGGACTTCTCCCCGTCGGTCAGCAGGACGGCGATCTCGGACGGGTCGTAGGCCTTGAAGCGCCTCGCCACGTCCTGGACCACGAGCTCCTGCTTGAGCTCGCTGAGCTCGCGGCGGGCCTCGTCGCGCTCGCCGGTCACCGTCTCGAGCTGGCTCTTCGCCTCATCGAGATCGGCCTGGATCTGCTCGCCCTCGGAGAGACCCGATCGCTTCAGCTCGCGCAGCTCGGCTTCGACCTGCTCGCGCCTCTCGCGCTCTTCACGGGCCTGCTCCTTGGCCTGATCCTCGGACTCACGCTGGGCGCGGATCGTCGCCATCGCGCGGTCGCGGTCGAACTCCTCCTCGGTCTCCTCGGTGCTGGTCTCCTGCTCCTCGGTTTCCTCGGTCGTCTGCTCCTCCTCCGCTTCGGTGGAGGTCGTCTGCTCGTCAGCCACCTTGTGGCCTCCTATCCCCGGGCTTCCCGGGCTCGGTTACTGGATGGGTGGGGGCGCATCCGCTTCGATGCGCTGAAGCTCTTCGGTGACCCGGTCCTCGTCCCAAGTTGGGTGCCGCTCCTCGATCGCGCTGCGGCGCGAGAGCATCTCGGCATTGACCTCGGCGGCGAGTCGCTCGCTGAGAGCGTTCTCGTCCTCGGGGAGGATCGACGAGCGGGAGACGGTCGGGGGCTGCGCGGGATCCGACCAGCCGATGCCGAGCCCGCCTTGCTCGCGGCTGAGATTCTCGATCAGGGCGGCTGACGAAAGGAGCCGCGGCAGCTCGTCGTCCCAGTGCCGGCCCTTGCCGGAGGCGGCGAGTGTGGAGTCGAGCAGGCGAGCGCGAAGGGCCGGCCCCGTCTGCGCGCCTTCGGTGTTGCGGCCGACCAACTGCGGGGCCACGCGCCGGCGGGTGAGGATCTTGTCGACCAGGTCGTTCGTGTAGGCGATCAGCGCCTCGGCGTCGAACTCCCACTCGATCTGCGCCAGACCTTCGCCGGGCCTGTCCGGGTCGACCTGCTCCTGGGTGGAGACGATCACGTCGGCGCCGGCGGGGAACTTTCCCTGCTCGTTGAGGAACCGCTGCGGGACCACGATCCGCCGCTTCGCCGTCAGGCGCGCGTTCTCGACGCCGATCGTCGTCGCCTCGTTGAGCGCCACGAGCATCCCGTCGACGGCCTGGTAGTCGGAGATCCCGACGCGCGGGTCGAGACCGAGCTCGTTGACGATGCGGCCGGCGAGCAGCACGGGCAACCCGTGGGACACCACGTCTTTCAGCTGCTCCGTCTCCGGGCGCTGGCGGAGATCTACGGCGGTGCCCAGCCGGTCCTTCGTTCCGCGGTAGAGATTGTTGCGGACGACGCCTTTGCCCTGAAGCTCGATGTAGCGGTAGCGCTCCTCCTTCTCGGAGTCGCCGGCGAGCACCGACTCGAAGGCGACCGCGACGAGCTTGCCCGACCGCCACAGAGGGATCACGTTGCAGCGGCTGTGCCACTCGATCACCGCATTGGGGAGGCCGGGATCGCTGACGATGCGTCCCCAGACCTCGCCCTCGCTCGAGCAGATGCGCTCGGCCCGCTGAAGCGCCGTCGGGAGGTCGTTCTCCCGGACCAGGTTCTCGAGGCGCTCCTGATCACGCTCGGCGGTGAAGGTCGGGGGCTCGCCGAAGAGCATGTCGGCCCAGACGCCCGAGATCCGGCCAGCCAGGGGATCGACGATGTAGGGGCGGCCCTTACCCTCGTAGTCGCGGTCCCAGTCGGCCGGGCGAAGTGCGACGGGATCGGCATCGCGGAATGCGGCGAAGCGGCGGATCCGCCGGCGAATCGTCACCTCCCGCTTCAGCGGCCAGGTCGTCGAAGCCTCGATCTCCTTCTGAAGGTCGTCGATGTCGCTCACAGGCGCTGACCTCCTTGGAGGGCGAGTTGCTGCTCTCGCGCCTGCTTCTCGCGGCGCTCTTCTTCCTCGGCCTCCAGGAGGGACCGGTGCTTGACGGCGATGGGCGTGACGCCGGCGATCAGCGAGTCGACCGCGTCGTCGTTGCCCTTGACGAACTTGCCGACCTCATCCTGCTCGTACGAGCGCATCTGCTCGATCAGCGTCTCGGCCTTCGGGCTGATCGCTGACGGAGTTGGACTTGTGCTTGCCGAAGGCCACCTTGTAGCCCTGCGGCGCGCCCGTCTTGGCGATCGGGTTGTGCGGGCCCAGCCGCTGCTTGCAGTAGGCGAGGAACGTCGCGTTGCTCTGCGCGAATGAGGCGTCGAAGGGCTCCTGCCCGAGCCAGTACGGATACGCGGCGGCCGCGGTGAGGATCTGCGCGCCGATCTCGTTGACGTCGGCTCGGCTCGCTGCGATCTCAGCGGGGACATAGAGGCCGCCGCGCTCGAGCGGCCAGAGCATCGAGGCGTGGGTGCGGAAGTCGCCCCAGTCGATACCAACGCCGAGCGTCCCGTTCGTCGGATCCGGCATCTTGCCGGCGGCGAGCATGTCGTCGAACTCGCGCCCGAGCTCGACGGCGGCATTGATGCCCTGGTCGTCGAAGACCCAGTTGCCGGGCTCGCGGGCGTTCCAATCGCCATCGAGCAGCTGCGCCCGTGTCTGCGGGTCGGCCTCCTCGAGATTGCGGACGTAGCCCTCACGGTCGACGCCTGGGTTGTCCCACAGGCGCGCCGGAACGTAGGCGCGAGACACTGATGGGCGCCGGTCGACGAACCGCTCCTTGACCCACTTGTGGCCGCGGCCGCCGGGGTTCGTTGCGCCGCGCATCCGCGCTGGCACCCCTGAGCCGGCGCTGCGCCGCAGTCGGGTGAAGAGGTAGCGGTAGTCAGCCTCGTCGAAGTGCGTGAGCTCGTCGAAGCCGATGAAATCGAACTCGGCGCCCTGGTAGCGGAAGCGGTCGTTGGGACGGGAGAGGTAGCCGAACTCAACGATCGCGCCCGAGGGGAAGGTCCAGCGGTGCTTCTGCTCATTCCAGCGGGCGTCGGTGCCGGCGAGCCACAGCTGCGAGCGGTCGATGAGCCCGCCGGCCTGTGAGAGCTCGGGATAGGTCCGCCGCAGCAGCAGCGCCGAGTAGCCCGGCACGTCGGCGTACTGCAGCGCCGCCATGAGCAGCGCGTCGGACTTGCCGCCGCCGGCGGCTCCGCCGTAGAGCGCCTCCAGGTGCGGGAGGGCGAGGAAGAGGCCCTGCTTCGGGTGCGGCGGGTAGGGCCAGTACGCGCTCGGCCGAAGGCCCGGGAGCCTAGCCGCGCCCATTCCCGTTGCCGTTCGCGTGGGCGGCGACCTCGGGAGAGGGTGGGACAACGGGATCGAGGAGGCCGAGCTCGTCGGCTGCCTTCAGCGCCTCAGCGTGCCAGTCGGCATCCTCGGGGATCAGCGGAGCGGTTGGGATCGCTCCGCCGCCGGGGCCGCTGATCTCGGTCGCCTGCTTCGGGCGGCCGTGGCTGCGGTCGAGGAGCTCGCGGAGCGCCTTCAGCCGGAGGTCGTTGTCGGGGACGACCTCCGTGTAGGCGTTCGGACCGGTGCCGACGACGACGGTTCGCGTGGCGTTCTCGACGAGATCCCAGAGCTTGCTCACGATCTCGTCGGACTGCGCCTCGACCTTCTCGCGGAGCCGGTCGATCACGCTCGGATTACGCGGTCTCCCGCCCAGCCTCCCCGCCTCAGGGACAAAGCCCACCGAAGCGCGCGTTTCCGCGTCCGAGTGCGCCATGCAAAAGTCGCTCCCCTTCAGCGGATGCGCCTTGCAGGGCTTGCCGGCCTTCGTCTTCCCCTTGCAGTCGCGCTTCACGCCGCCTCCCGCATCAGCTGCTCGAAGCTGGCCGGGCGCTCGGGGAGCGGCACGAGCTTCTCCAGGCAGGGGCCGCAGAACTCGCCGTCGCTGTAACGCGAGAGGACCGTGATGCAGTCCTTGCCCGCGCAACGACGGCCGGGCGCGTTCGGCCCCGGCTTGCGGATGGTGCTGATGTCGCGTGGTGCGGGCATGGTCGAATAGCGGCGGCGGGAGTCGAACCCGCTGTCTCCGGGATATGAGCCCGGCGGCTTACCGTTTGCCTTCGCCGCGTCGGTCTAGAAGAGCTTGCGCTCCATCCGCCTCA